AGGCTGACGAGTCTACGAGAAACATGGTCACTTGCGTCACTTAAATCAATAGTGGCGTAGTTGACGTAGTACGGGATACCCGAACGTGTATAGCGCTTAAGTCTACTAAACATAAGCGCGTTATGCTCAGCTTGGTCGATTAGATTCGTGTTTCTGGGGAAACGCTTTCGCATTTCTTCAGTTAACGCTGATCCAACGCTCATCTGAGTATACATGTTCCCAGCAGGTTCACTTGAAATGAACCGGTTGGTTTTGATAGATTTTGGCACTTCGCCAACCCTTGTTATACCATATTGGTGTACCAAGGGTGCGCGTGCAAAATCTCTACCAAATTTGGTATCCAAGAGGCGTAAGTTATATACTGTGAACGGAACAGAGTATGGAAGAGAAATCTCCCAACTCCACCGTCCATGTATACTTGCGCGCTCACTCGTAGTTCCAGGCCCGAATTTCCCGGGTGGCAATTCCGACCACGAAGAAGGAGGGCGTAGTACGCTAAGTACTCGCCTAATACCCTCGATTTCCGTAGTATCGAGCGTAATTGCGCCCGGTCGGCGGAAACGGTCTTTAACCGTGTCCCAATCCGTTTCTCTGCGCGGTTTACCCTTATACTTGTACACCAGCCGTATAACGGCATGGAGTTGCTCCACCATAACTGGTGGTGCAGCAAGTATAAGTTCGCCATTACGATCCACCACAACTCCGTACTCGATGTACTGGAGAGGGATATAGGGTCGATGGTCCGCTGTTACGTAGTTTAAGCATAGCATAGACTGCCATGCATCAACACGTAGCAGATAATCTTCATTTTCAGGATCGTAGTATTTCACTACGAAACCTGCTAATGCAGAAGGGATACCGTTGCGGATGAGATCCGCGGTGATACACTTTCGCAGGGCCTTATAGATTAAGGTCTCCTGCGCTGAACTGTATTGCTTCATGGTTAGTAACTCCATAAAGGTTTTACAATCCTAAGGGATACACGTCCCTTGCGTTTTCCGGACTATTGTCCAACAAAGAGCATGTTGGCAATGGATTCAGGATAAGCAGATGTATCGGTACAACCCGCTACAACTGTACCTGAAGCGCCATACGCTTTACATGCGCCAAGGACTGATGCCATTTCTGAGCATAAGTCTTTGACCATCCCTGCGGTGAACGTGCCGTTCTTCGGTATAGATACCGTCGTAGCGACCGACCCCGTATAGGGTAACTTTGTTGCAGGATCTGTAACGTTCCTGCGGATGCTGACGGAATAACGCTGATTACCTTGAGCGTTTGGCCCTTTCAATGATAAGGACTGAACCAAAGTCAAAGGATCGCTGAGGCTACCAACGGTAGTCTCAACCATCACGACTTTTTCAGCCCCCATTGAACGGGTAACGTAAGAGTGATTAGCGCTAGAGCCAGCGGCATATAATACCAAGGACATAAAGACCTCTTTTATAAGGTTAATAGATTTGAACTCACTTGGCGCGTAATAGCACCATTTCGAGGAGAGTCCGTTTCCTTGTGGAAGATAAACGAGGGCGCCAAAAACCTCCTTTATCCCAGAATCCCGAGCTGTCGGACATATCGATCGGACCACGATAAAACTCAGATGTTTGGTAACAGCTATCGCTGAACTCAACTTTGAGTAACCGTGTGTAAGAAGCGCCTGGTGTTACATAACCACTATTTCTAATGGTTTCGTAAGCATCACGCGATTCTGATGTTGCCCAAACATGGGCAATATCACATACTTTCCCGACGAGACCGTCTTGCGACGTATCTTTATCGGAAATGTATTCGATCAATTCGCCGACCCTAAAGAAGTAATCACATACGAAGCTGAATGGGATCTTATCCCATGCAGATTCAAGAGGGGTAGTGATACCTAATGCTCTAGCGACCCATTTAACCGGGTCAGCTTTAGCGATATCGTACTCTAACCTCAATACAGCGTGCACTTTAGAAGTGACACCGATTATGTGATTCCAGCCCCATACAGCCCTGGGCCAATCGAGATTGTCCTTCGTAGATTTTACACTACTTTGGCCAGTTTCGATTATTTTACTCGTGGTCGCTTGCGCGGTCAGAGTGGTCCATCCTGTATTTCGCAGGTGCGCCTGTTCCCAGGCACGCGTACAACGCTCATATACAGTTAGTATTTGACGCGTTTCTGCGATGGTGGTCTGTATAACGAACCGATTGATTAGATCGGCGCGCATAGCATCGTAGATGACCGTTGTAAACGGCCGATCTCGATATGCTCTGCCTCGTTTGGCAGCCCACCGCCCAATGCGATTTAACACACTGGAGGCTTTCAAGAATGCACCTAAATAAGGAATCAAATCAAGGGCGTATGAATAGCCCAAGACACGATCCTTACAATTAAGGTCAAACTTGTCTTGTAATAGGGCCACAGCCGTATTCGTCACGTAATTATTAACACCCGATATTGATTCGGATTTAAGGCTTGGTACAAAGGAAATAGGGCAATGTTGCTCTACTTCAGTGTACACAGGCCAAGTTCGCGGGACATAACTACGGATAGTGGCAGCAAGACCACTAGCAACGTATGACTTCATATGTGAACACCGTTTCCAATTGGAATGGAAATCCACATATTTAGGGCCATCCTGGTAATCGATATACTCATCGGACGCTTTATAGAGCGTACCCATAAGAAATCGTTGCCATGATATGCCATCATATGAATCGCTCTGCCATTTATAATTTAAATGCGGAGACGATCGATGCTTAATGGTCATTTTAGCTCATCTTGCGGACTAAACCGCCGATGTTAGGGAGTGGTTGGAATGATTTATTCTTCTCATCCCAATCTACAGTAGTGACTCTCTGATTTACTTTATAACCAATAACACGCAATGCATCACTAATAATTGCATTGTTTGTCAAGGTACGGAGTAATTCATGACCTACCATGTCTGACATATCGATGTTGCTACGCAACCGTTCGAATGACAGAACGATAGTTAGATCCTTACTGTAGTAGCGATTTACTTTAGGTTGTGCCATTTATGATATCCTTTAGACGGATATCTGCAGTAATTGTAGGAAATTGCTTACATGCTAACTCCCAACCACGCATGATACGTGGGAAGGTATTAACTGTACCAATTGCCCTATACTGAGGCCCATCTAATGAAATGCTGATTGTGATAGAGAACATAAAATTCCTCTAGGATTCAGGGAACCCCAC